TCAGGGCCGCCGACTCGGTAGATGAGGATGAACACCGCGGGCCGCGGATTGGGGACCTCGTGGGCGAACTGGAGGGCCGGCAGAGCGATCCTGAGCCGCTCGAGCACGACAGCGGCAGCGTCGGGGAACGTGACGACACTCATGGCCGGCCGGCGTCGATCGCTCGGGTCAGGGCCCGGTCAGTGGCCTCGGCGTGCATCGCGGCGGTGTTCTCGGTGAACACCGAGGCGCGCGCCCGGGCCCGACCAAGGTCTGAGTCGGCCGTGAAGATTGCCCCAGGGCTTGAGGCGTTAGCAGTAGCAGCAACAGCGTTGGCGCGGCGCTTCATGTCGGCCAGCACCTCAGGGCTCTTGAGCAGCGAGGTGACGCCGGCGTGGTTCAGTTCGATGCGAACACTCATGTCAGCTCCTCAGGCGATGGCTCGGCGCAGGGCAACTTCGACCCCGTCGACGACCGCCGAGTACGGCGAACGCCACCGGGCGATGTCGCCGTCGATGTCGTAGAGGGCCCCGTCGACCTCAACCTGGTCGGTTGGTCTGATGTCAGCGTCGACCTGGGCGTACAGGCTGAGCCCGACCATGACTCCTTGGCGGGCGGGCTCGACGATGTCGCCCGACAAGCGCGGGGCGATGACGCAGCCAGACAGCTCGAAGCGGGCGGTGACCCCGGTTGGGCGAAGGTCGCCGTAGACATCGAGCCCGAGGGTCGGGCGCACGATGGTCACTGTTCGTGGGTTGGGGACGTTCACGGATATCGCTCATAGAGCGGCAGGTTCTGGGTGAGCACCGCACCGCATGAGCAGTAGGTCGCCCCGAAGTTGAGGGCGCACGTGTCGGCGTGCACGATGCCGGTCATTGTGGTCAGCGTGTCGATGGCGTAGGCGCCTGACGTGTCACCCGTGCAGAGGCGGCGGAGGTCGTCGATCTCAGACGGCCAGAACATGCCCCGGCGCACCTGCTTGGTGTCGACGGTCATGGAGAACGGGCCGGTCGTTTGGGATTGGATCGCCCCGGTGCCTGCCTCGTGCCACCGCAGGATCGCGCCGCGCAAGATCGCCTTTGCCGCCGCCTCGTGGGCGAAGGTGTCGGTGAGGATGCACGGCGCGACGACTGCGGCGAGGGCCAAGGCGTCGTCGATCATCGCTTGGGCTTTGCTCGGTTCGATCGTGGCGAACGGTTCGAGGTCGGCGGGGACGAGATTGGCGGCAGCCATGGGGGCCTCCTACTTGGTGGGCGCAGCCGCTGCGGGCTTGGGTGGCAGCGGCTTGGTGGCCGGCGGGGCCGGCGTTGCTGGGGCCTTGGCCTCGACCGGGTCCTCTCGAACCCAGTCGGAACCGAAGCGGTCTGCTTTGTCGTCAGCGACGTTGACGACCATGCCGGTGAGTGAGTTGGTGAGCCTCATCAGACGTTGGCCACCGCGTCCTTGACGGTGGCGAACCCGTTGAGGTCCATCACAGCCCAGCCGTACACCACTTCGAGGCGCAGCGCGACTTGGTTGCTGCGCTTGAGGTCGCCGAGGCCGTCGGGGTCACCGAACTCGATGGTCTCGATCGGAACTCGCCGCTGGACACCCCAGCGCAGCAGCGACCAGTCACCGACGATCGCCTTGATCTTGGTGTCGGCAGCCTCGGGGAGAGCCGAGACCGTCGAGCTGCTCGACGCACGGAGCCCCTCGAACGCTGTGACGTTCAAGCCGAAGCCGAGTTCAGGGTACTTCTTGCGGCCGTCGGCGTAGCGGGACGTGGCGATCGTCCACGCGTAGGTGGGATCGAACGCGATACCGGTCGGGACGAATCCGTCGCTGATGACGAGCCCGACCGCCTGCTCGATCACCATGTCAGGCGCCGGCAGGGTGGCGGTGACGATCTCGACGGAGTTCGTGGTGGTCCCGATCCGGTCGCCGGCAACGATCGAGGCGACAGCCAGACCGGTGAGCGGGTTGATGCCGTGGAACACGCCGAGGTCGAGCGCACGAGCGAGGGCCAGTGCGCCGGCGTCGGAGAGTTCCGACATCACGCCGAGCTGGTAGTCCTCGTCGGCCCAGAGGACTTCCTCGTTGAATCGCATCGTGATCTGGACCTTGTGCGGCGTTGCGGTCTTGAGACCGAAGCCGCCCTCGGTCGGGCTCTTCTGCGCACCTTCGCCGACGTACTCGGCGCGGGGCCGGTTCGTGAAGGTCATGAAGTCGACGGAACCGAACTTCATCGGCTCGTCTCCGGAGAGCACCGCGACGGCTGAGCCGGTCGTGGCCTTGCTCCACATACCCGCGGCGATGTTCTGCGGCAGGGTGATTCCAGGTGTTCCAAGTGCGGCCATGCCGGACTCCTTTGAGGGTTAGGTCTTCGCCCCGAACAACTGCCGAACGAACGCTCGGTCATCGCCGGTGCTGGAGGTGGTGGGCGCCGAGGTCCCCTCTTTGGGGACGACGTTGCCGGTCTTCTTGCGCTCGGCATCTGTCAACGGGGCGACCCGATCGACCCAGGCCGCGATGGCCTTGGTGTCGGGGTCGCCGGCGGCGTCGAGGAAGCGGGCCGCGTCGATGCCTTCGAGAAGCGCGTCCACGTCAACTGAGCGCCCTGCGGCGGCCACTCGAATCGCTGACTGGGCGAGCTTGCCGCCCACCTCTCTGAGCACTTCGCTGCGGGCCTCTTTGCGGGCCTCCTCGACCGCGCGTTCCTGGTCCGTCATGCTCTTTGCCCTCAGGGCTTCAAGCTCGCGGGCCGCGGTCGCGTTGGCCTTGGCGGTGTCCTCGAAGCGCTTGGCGCGCTTGTCGGTCGCGTCGGCCAGGTCCTTCCACTTGGTTGCCTCAGCCTGCCAATCGGTCGGCTCGGGCGCTGGCAGTTCAGGTGGCGTGACAGGTGCGTCGGGCATTGGTTCCCTCCCGGGACGTAATCCCCTCACGGGGCGATTGATGGAATCCCCTCACGGGGCGGTCTTAGGCCTGGTTGGCGTCGCGCATGGCGATGATCCATGCGGGCGTGTCGGGTGCGAGTTCGCCGTACAGCGAGTAGGCGATCCCGGTCTCAGGGTCGGTGACGAGCAGCTCGAAGAACGGCGGGTCGGCGGGTTGAGTGTTCATGCGGCCATCAGTCCTCGTTCGCGTAGGACGGCCTCGACAGCTACGCCGATCGGGCCGAACTCCTCGTCGGTCCACATATACCCAGGCGATGCGGCTTGGAGGGCGTGCAGTGAGCGCAGCTCGTTGCCGCCGAGCTTGTTGGATGCCCACTGGCTGTAAGCCCGGGCCCAGGTCTCGGTGTTCGAGCGGTAGTAGTCGAGATAGGTGAGGTTGTTTCCGTAGAGCGCGTGAGCGTCTTGCATCGTGGTCGACTTGGCGACCGCCTTGCGGAACGACTTCATCGAGTCGAGCCCGGCGCTCCTGATCGAGGCGTAGGTCGAGTGGTCGCCGCCCATGACCCCGTATGGGCTCTCGCCCAGGTAGTCGACCTGATGGCCGTACTCGTGTAGGAACGATGTCAGTCCGTCGCCTTCGCCCGAGTCCCACAACACGATTGAGGGGTTGCCGAGGCTGGGGCTGAACATGCCGCGCACGTTGGCCATTGCGTTGGTGGCCTTGCCGCCGTCGAGCACGGTCGTTTTTGGGATCGTAGACGCTGCGGCGCCGTGCAGCTCAGAGAGCCGGTCGAGGGTCGGGCCGAACTTCTGCTCTGCGCCACCAGTCATGTAGGTGACCGTGTCCCGCAGTGAGACCGTGCCGGCCGGTGTGGCGCTGGCCGGGGCCTTGACGGTGATCTTGGCGGTCTTGGCCATCCCGCCGCTGTCACCGCCGAGAGCGTCAGCGAACGCTGCTCGAGCTTCTGCGCCACCGAGCCCGCTGGTGGAGTCCTCCCAGATTTTCCTGAACTCCTCCGCGCCCGCCGGCCAGGCGCTGCCGTATGAGTAGGCGGGTTCGCCGGTGCAGGCGCAGTGGTCGTGGCTCAGGAAGTCGACCGTCGACTCGGAGTAGACGGGACCTCGCGAGGCGAGCATGGCGCAGAATGCGCACGTGTTCCCGCTCGTTGCTCGGGCCCACCCGTAGGCCTCAGGGTCAGCGGCGACGGTGTTGACGATGGTCTCTCGGCCGCCGTTGAGGGTGTGGCGCATTGCGGCGCCGGCCACGTTCGACAGGGCGGCGTCAGTCGCTTCGCTCAAGCTGGAGCCCGCGGCGAGCGCGGTCTTGAGTCCGATCGGGCCGGTCACCTTGAGCGAGGTGACCAGTTGGGCGAGCACGATGGGCGGGGCGAGCACTGGGGTGAACGCTCCGCCGGTCTCGATGGCTCGGAACGATTGCAGGTAGCTCGCAGCGACCAGGGTCGACTTGCTGCGCTGGTCCACGACGGTGCCAACCATGCGGGTCAGCCATGCCGGGGCGGACGCGTCGAGGTTGGTGGGGTCGAGCGCCTTCCAGGCGGCCATCGTTCGCACGGTCGTCTGGGCGGCGATGCGGGCCTGAATGAGGCGATGCGTTTCGGTGAGCGCCGCGCCTTGCGGGGTGATCGCCATGGCTCAGAACGCGGCGGGTGCCGCCGGCCGTGGGCCTGGCGGCAGTGCCGGGGTGGGTGGCATCTGTGAGGACACCTGGCCGGCGGTCAGTTCGCGCAGCAGCGACGAGATCCCACCGTCGGAGAGGTTGGCGGCACGCTTAGCGGCCATCGCACGTTCGATGAACGACTGGTCGAACCCGTACAGCTCGAGCCCGAGTTCGGTTTCGGCGAGCCACGGGAACTTGTCGATCGTCTTGGACGCGGCATCGGCGGCCGCGGCCCGTGACGGGGTGGCGGGGCTCCTCCACTTGGGGGCGAGCTTGAGCACCTCAGGCGGGACCTCGTCGAGGGCCCAGCCGTTGAGCATTGCGAGGCCTCGGATCATCGAGCGGGTCCATGCTGGGGTCCATCCGTCGGTGGTGCCCTCAGCTTCCATGATGAGGTCTTCGCGGCTGGCGTAGTAGCTCTCGGCCGAAGCCGGGTTGCCGTCGGTTGAAATGCCGAGCGACGAGATTGGGATGGAGGTCTCGCCGGCGAACAGTTGGGCTTGCGCGCGGAGCTGGGCCATATGGGGCTCCTGCGACGCGGCGGTGTATTCGGTGACCTCCGCCCTGGGGGTGGTCGCGTCTTCGTTGTCGGGGATCGCCCAGATCCGCCCGAGGATCGCCTGCCATGCGGTCTTGATGGTGCCGTCAGCGTTCTGGAACGCAGACTCGTCGGCGCCGAGCAGGACCCGCTGGGGCACCGAATACAGCTCGGCGGTCACCTCTGAGCGGATGACTGTTCGGATCGCTGAGTCGTGCAGGCTCATCACGGCGCGGCTGATGCGGCTGCGCCCGAAGGGGTGGTCGAGGTCGCCTTTGTAGATGAGCGGTTCGACTGGGACCCCGAACGAGTGCTCGGTGCGGTCCACTTCCCAGGCGCCCCGCTCAGGCTTGAGCATCGTGACGTTCAGGCCGTCGAGGTACAGGACCATTTCGACCGGTAGCCCGTCGTCGTCGCTGTCGATGATCGACAGGAACGAGTCGAGGCCGCGGCGGCGGCGGTTCCACATTCCGGTGCCGGCCAGAGCGGACTTCGCGGTGATGAGCACCTCGGGCTCGCCGAGTGAGGTGTCACCTTGGGTGGTGATCAGAAACGCAGTTGAGTGGATGAGTGACGACAGGCCGGCGTGGCCCGCTTCGGTGTCGAGGTAGTTGGAGCGCCACAGGTCACCGACCCCGACCGAGTCGGCGTCCATGCCGGGAATGACGATCTTGTCGAGGTGGCAGCGGCGGTTCAAGATGTCGCACGCCTTCGCGGACCAGCCGAGCACGGTCGCGATGCGGCGCATCGCCGGCGGCGTCGAGATGCCGAGGTCACGGATGACGTTCTTGCCGTCGTAGTACGCGGCTCGGAGCCGGTTGCGGTCGGCCTTGGCGGCGAGCTGCTCGCGCAGGGCGTCCAAGGTGGCTTGCTCGTCGTCGGTCAGCGCGGCGATGGCGATGCGTTCGTTGCTGCTCATTTGAGCACCACCACCCTTCGTTTGGGGCCTTTGGGTTTGGGCAACTTGCCCGAAGCGATCACGAGCCGGCGGGCCATGCGGGCCCCGACGGCGCACACTGCGGCGTCGATCTTGAGTCGTGACGCTGGGGACTCTTTGCCGATGGAGACACCCCAACGGTTCGGGC